CAGCTCAGATTTCCATTGCCGTCAAGGTGCGGGGTAAAGGTCGTGCCTGCCGCGCCTGTGTCGCCTTTCGCGCCCTGTATCGTGCCGTTGTTGATCCACTCGCCGCTTACTCCGTCGTAGATGTACACGTCGTATGGCGCAGCACTTCCCACGCAGTAGGCGTCGCCCGGCGCCGGCGCCGGTACTCCCTCCTCCAGCGCAGCAGTCGATGCGTAGTAGCCCTTTATCTCGAAGCTCTTTCCGTCGCGCCCGTTGAACTTCCCGGCGTCCGCCGCAGCCTTTACCGCCTGCGCCGTCAGAAGCGCCTGCGCGGCCTTCGCGTCTATCTGCTCCGCCACGCTCTGCGGCAGCACGTGCAGCGGCGCATCTATAAGGCCGCTCTCCTTCACCGTCAGTATCACGACTATCGTCGTCAGCCTCGCCGCGTCCTTTGTACCCGTCAGGTATATCTCCCATTCGCCCGCCGTGAGGTTCAGTGCGTCCTCCTCGGTGATGCAGTCCTCCCCGTCAAGCTCTATGTCGTATACCGTCTCTCCCTTGCGGAAGTGCGCCCAGCGCGTGTAGCCGTCCCAATCATTATCCGTGAAATGGAACTGCGCCGTCAGGTACTTCAGGCTGTCCGCCGCCGTCACCGGCGTGAACATCTTGAGGCTCTGGCCGCTCACATAAAACTCCATCATGCCGATCCGCCCTCCTGTCTCTCGTTGAGCTTCTGCGTCAGGCGCACCAGATAATCCCGCAGCTGCGCCAGCTGCTCCTCAACGCTCCCCGTGAGTATCGGGGGGTATTCAAATACTTCCATCACATATCACTCCCGAAAGATATTATCTTTGCCACGGAGAACAGCCGGAACATGCCCTTGCCCTCGAGCCTGATCCTCATGTGGTCGCAGCGCCGCGGCCTTATGGGCACCGTCACCGTGTTCGTCCCCTTGAGCTTTATCCCGCCCTTGCGCTCCCATACGCCGGAGGAATCGTACTGGATGTATACGTCCATCTCCGCCCCCTCCTCCATCTGCGCGCGTATGTTGAAGCGCGAGATGTATTTCTTGTCCGGGTACTGGTAGTACAGTATCCCCGTCTCCGCCTTCCATCTGACAAACGGCTCCGGTTCCCCCGCCGTGCCCTGGAGCGCATAGAGAAACTTGCCCGAGATCGCGTACAGCTCATCGCCCACCCGCGCAAAGCTGTCCGCCTTGAAGCTGTCCTCGCGCATCCACAGGCGCTTCCCCATGTCGTATACGAAGAGCTGCGGCTCTCCCTTGCTGTCCTTCATGGATATGTAGTACCTGTCGCGTATTGCCCCTGCCACGGCGTCGGAGTACAGTTCCTCGCCCAGCGCGTCGGATATGCCGCTCGGGAAGCCTCCCTGGTACGCGCATATATCCGACCGGGATTTATACAGCAGCGTCTCGTTCACGACAACAAGGCTCTTCCCGCTGCCCTTCTGCACGCCGCGGCAAGCCGTCTCGTTTATCTGGTGCGCACCGTATGCGGATATGGACACGCGGTGTATCCTGTCCTCCTTGAAGAAGGTGGGGTAGCCAAGGTAATTCACCGCGCCTGTCCACGGCCCGTCAGATCCGACCGAGGCCGTCCATGAGTCCGTGCTCAGTCCCATGTACTGCCGCCAGTTCTTGAAGTCGCCGAGCGCACAGCAGTATATTTCGTTGAGGCTCTGCTCCCCGTCGTTTCCGTAGTAGCAGCCCCAGAGCCTGTTCTGGCTCTCGCATATGTAGTCCATCTGCGGCACCGTGCGCTTTATGCTGACCGTGCCCGTCGTCTGCTCATACGCCGCTTCGAGCAGTCCCGTCACTACTATGTAGTCCAGCGCCGTCTCACTTCCGCCAAGGGCGTATATGACCTTCGTCCCGTTCACATCCTCAACGCCCGCCCCGGATATCTCCACCCCGTCGTATACGCTGAAGAGCCCCGGCAGCTCGCCACTGGATATGAACTGGATCCTCGTGTACACCGTCGGCACCGATACCCACTCCTGCGTTGCGCTGCTCCACTGCTTGAGCACGTGCTTCTCCTGCGAGGTATCTATCCACAGCGCCGCGTTCTCCGGCTGCTCGGGTGCCGCCGCCGAGACTGTCGGCTTCGCGTACTCCGTGCCGTCCGCCCGGCACATCGTGTACTTCACCGTGCCGGTCGAGGTGTAATATGCCTCCATGCTCCCGTAGTCGGCGGCGTCGGCGGTGTTATAGTATTTCTTGTCCGGGAACACGCAGATGTATGCCCCCATGCTCACAAGCTGCTTCTCGCCCGCCGTGAGTCCTGTCAGCGCCGTCGGCTCGCCGTTATAATAAAGCGTCCCGTTATCCACATAAGCCAGCTTCTCCTTGCCGAGCAGCCCGCCCGGCGCCGTGAGCTGCTTTACAAGGCCGCGCTTCTTTCTCTCGGCCAGCAGCGGGTAGTATGCGCTCGTCAGGTTCTCCGTGTCGTAGAACTCCCCCGCGCCTATCTTGAGCTTGTGGTTATAGCCCGCGAATGTGTCCGTCACTTCTCTGTCCGTGTATTCATAGTCCAGTGTCGGCAGCTGCGGCATATCCATCCCTCCTAAAACACAAAGTGCCTGCGCACTCCTCCGTCCGTCACGGCGGACATACTGTGGTTCCTGTTGTACCAGTTCTGGTACTCGGCGTAGGCGTTGTTGAAAAACTGCAGGCGCTTGTTGTAGCGCTGCGTCTCCGCGTTCTCCAGCGCGACCATTGCCTGAAGATAGTTGAGGTACACGTCATCCCCGTAGGGAAACGGCACCAGCAGCTCCTCATTGCCGTTGACGTACTCCGTGAAGCCCTTGGGCTCCGTCTCCCTCGGGCGCAGTACCTCCTCGTATATCTTCCCGTCCAGTATCGACAGCCACCGCAGCTTCTGCTCCGGGCTGTACTGGTTCGGCTCCAGCCCGTCCATCCGGTCGATGATGTCCATCGCTTTCATGGCCTGCGCCTCAGTTTCCGGTGTTCTTCCCGTCGACATTCTCGTAGAAAATGTCGGCGGCGCGGCCGCTGCGCTCGATCTCGTCTGCCACGGCCTTGGGCACACATGACTTCTTGCCGCGCGGCAGCAGGTAGTTCACGCCGTTCACCGCCGCGAAAAGATTGGGATCCTCTCTGTCCGAAGCTCTCGGGATGAATATTTCAACTCTCTCGTCCTTCATGTCTTTTCTCCTTATTTATAATGAATATCGTCTTTCATCCGCACTGTGTGAAAGCAAGCTTCCACACAGTGCCTTTAACTTAATTGGTCTCGTCGCTTGCGCTGAAGCTGGAGCAGCTCATCACGCGCAGCAGGCGCTCCGGGTAAAGGATGGTCGCGCCGTTGGTCTCGAACTTGTAGCCGATGGTGCTGAACTGGTTCAGCGGGCCGCCGATCTCGCCCTTGTCGTGGACTATCATCTCCAGCGCGCCGCCCTCGGGGTCGATGATGCCGAAGCTGTCCTTGCCGAAGAAATATGTCGCGTAGGTGCGGCTGCGGCTCTTGTTGACGTATTCGTCGTCGCCCTCCGCGCTCTCGCCCGCGACGCCGAGCACGGGCGCGAACACGTTCTCGATGAAGCGCACGCCGTGCAGCTCGCCGATCTCTCCGTTAAAGAGCGCGTCGGGAGCGGCGTACTTGTGCGCCTCGATCCAGCCCTCGTCCTGTCTCAGGTCGTGCGCGACGGACGGATGTATCACCGCGTAGTAATAGCCGTTTATGCGCGGTACGCGGTTCTTCTTCATGATGGTCACGGCCTTGTTTATCATCGCCGGGGTCAGCAGCGACCAGCCGTGCGGAGTGTCGGCCGCGCCGGACGCGCCCTTGGTCACGCCGCCCGCGCCCATCTGCGCACAGCTCTCCGGGGTGCTTAGCACCTTGCCGGTGTCCTTGTCGATATTGTCGCAGTAGAGCACGTTTGTGCCCATGAGCAGCGCGTCGCGTATGAGCTTCTCCTGAGTCTCGGCTGCCGATGCGCCCATCTCCTCGGTCGCGCCGAGTATGACGTCGTCATAAGCGCGCAGCTCCAGCTTGTCGGTGATCGACGTGTAAGTGCCGTACTGATCTACCGCGCCCGTCACCGTAGTCACGCCGAACTTCTGCCCGGTGGGTATTACGCCCTCCTTGAGCTTTGCCGCGCGGTCAAAGGTGTTCCACTTGCGCCATTCGACACTGCCGTGGTGGTTTGCCGGCAGCGGCTGGCGCTTTGCAAACTGCGCATAGAACATCTCCGTGCGCGCGTTCTCCAGCAGCTCCGTGTCGTAAAATGCCTTGAGCTCGGGGCTCAGGGTCTTGCCGTCGGTGAAGCCTGTCACCTCGCCCGTGCCGGAATTGACGTAGCCGCCTGTCGCGTTCACGACAGTGCCCGCATCCGCAAAAATCTGCAAATCAAACTTAAAATTCTCCATCTTCTCTTCCTTTCCTAATTAACTGCCATACGGCAGCTTTCTTCCCTGTGCCTTTGCTTCATAGATACGCTTCTTGAGCGCCTCGCGCTCATCCCTGGACATGCTCCTCGGGTCGGTCGTCATGCTGCTCGCCGCCATGTTCCCGGCGATCTCCCTCGGCCGCGCGCCGCCAT